CACTCACCTCATGTACAAAATCGTACTGCGAAATAGGACTGTATGAGTCTGATTGAAGCGGGTCAATTTAGACCCGCTTGCTTCAAAATGCTTTTAACAGTTCCGCTTGGTAAATCCTTTTTAGGATGTGGGATGGTAACTAATCCCCTTTTGTTTGGGTGCTTGAAGTGATGATGACTTCCTGAAACCCTAACCTCATACCAACCGTCTGCTTCAATCATTTTGATTAAATCCAGACTTTTCACACCGTCCCCTTATTAACTTGATGGTGCAATTATAACCCTAGAGTTATTTTTAGTAAATACCTCTAGGGTTATTTTTTAGAATTGTTCGTTTTTTTATGTGACTCATCTAGAAAGAGATTATCAATTGCAAAAATACAATCATTAAAGATGTCTCTATCTACTGGCAATTCATAGTGCTCACAGTATGCAGAAATGGCCGAAATATCCAAAGATAGCGGAATACCCTGCTCATATCGTCTAGATCGCGAAATAACGTTATATGCTAAGAGAATAGCATTTGAGGTATATGAATACTCGGGTTTCTTTATGACATTAGCATTTTGAAGATTTAAGGCTTTTGCGATCACTGTCTGCTTCGCGTTGTAGTCGCTCGCTTCTTCTTCTGAGTTGAACTTGCACCAGTTGTAGAGTTGGAGGACTTTCCCACGACTTCATCCTTATATGAATCAGCTTCTTTTTGAATGTCTTCAGCTTCTTGCTTTACGTATAGCCAAATTGAAATGCCGATATCACCCATATTTAAAAGCTTTACTGCATTTTCAGGTGAATACTCGGGTTCAGTTTCAACCACTTCACCGCCGTCTATCTTTTCTTCAAAAACTACGCCTTTCCAGTCCTCAATTAAATGGCAGGCTGCAGCTTCAAGAAGCAATTCATGATAGAGCTTGTCATCTTTACTAGCTTTACTTACGTCATAACCTTTAGATGTGATTTGGTTATTTGCTCGTTCAAGAGCTACTTGATATGGTTTATATGCGATACCTCGTATCTTAAATTCAGCTAAAACATTGCCATCGCCATCAACATACTCCCGCCATTTGCTAACTGTTTTACTGGTCTGAATGCTTACTTTTAAAGCCATTTTAAACTCCAAAAAAAGCAGCCCTAAGGCTGCTATCAGATTAATATTTAAGGCGCAGGAACTGCTGCTGGTGTACGAGTAATTGTTGGTGCTACTTCTACGACTTTATATTCGAATGAAGCATTTAAAAGATCTGAATTACCACCACTAGGTAATGGAGCTGTAATTTCAGCTTTAGGAATAAAAATTTCATATTTATTCCCATCTGTATCAGTGATTGGAACTTTTAATGAAATCGTTTTGTTAGTGAATTGCTTTTCATACATATCGGATGTATTGCGTGACCAAGCTGCGGTAAATGAGCCAGTACCTGCAGCAAGCATTTCAAGGATTGCACGTGCATCAATCCCTCCACCTAAACAACGTTGTAGCTGCATGGTGTTATCCCAATTAAATGTAAAAGCGGTCAAGCATGAAATCCCTGCTTGAGAAACTCCATCAATCAAAATGTCACCTACAGAGACATTCGACATTTTGGGATTGTTATCTGCAGCTGTAATTGTTCCAGCTGGTGCTGAAGAAAAGTTTGTTCGACCGAGAGCCATTAGGCCAAAAGTCATTGTAATTAAGCCAGCTTCAGGAATATCAATTCCAAAAGTGTTTACATGACATCCACGGAAAACATGGTAGTCATTAACATCTTCAAAGCCACGTAAAACAGAAAAAGTTTGACGAAGTGTGCCGCCAAAAGTTAAGACATTTGAGGACCAACTATTAAAAGCTGCAGCAGCCATTAAGTCTTGTACAAGTTGGCTATATTTTGCCTCACACTTTAATTCACCAGCATATTCTGCGCCTGTAATCATTGAAGAGCGAGCAATGCGCCCGCTAGTGATAGACTTTGACTCTTCTTTAGAAACTGTGGCATCTAAACCATTATCTGTAAATTCAAAAGTTGTTCGAGCAAACGGTGTCGGTGTTACACCTACCGTTGTTTCTCTTGCGATTTGTGTTAGCTGACGTGCACCAGAACTCATCTAAGTTCTCCTTAATTTTCGGGCATTAAAAAGCCCTCGAATTGAGGGCGTTGGATTTGGGGAAGATTTATTCATTTAACTCTTGACCATGAATGCCATTTAGCAACTTTTGCAGACTTTCATGATGAAGAACAATATGCTTGTGATCTGGGTTAATTCGGCTAATATCAATGGTTAGCAATATTGCCTCCTTGATACTTTCTACAGGCTCTATGCTAGTAAAAATATCAGTTTCCTCATTAATAACTACAGCCGCATAACCAGCTTCATCTGTACTTGGACGACATTCAGCAACAACGTATTGGATATTCATGAGTTATCCTCATCTTTAATTTTTAGATCAAGACTTGGTTGTGCCTCATTGATTAGATCATCCAATTCCTTAAGCATTGCTGGTTTTGTTTTTTTACCATTGACCGCTAAGAAACTAGCAGCCTCAGATAGTGACTTTGTTATTAAATCAATTTGAGCAGAAAGCTTACCAATTCTTACTTGTAGACCATCTTTAAGTTGGCGAGCTAACTCTTCTTGCTCGATATAGTATTTACGGATTTCGTGACCCTTTTTATTGCGCTCCATCATCCCAAGGTGCTTCGTCATATCCACCGAGATAATGTATTCAATTAGGTTTTGTCCTGTTTTTGAAAGCTCCTCTTTTTTGAGGAGCTTAATAAAATCAAAATTCTCTTCAAAGCCACATTGTTTAATGCGTCGCTTAATCCAATCCGAAAAGTCCGTCTTAACCTCTAACATTTTATGTAGGTCACGCGCATTCACGCCGAGTTGGACTTTTCCATTTAATTCAACTTCGATAAATGGAGTTTGATTTTCAATTTTCACAATTGCATTCATATCGTTTACCTCGTTACCAAATAAAAAAGCCACACAGACATGCGGTAACGAGACATATCTGTATGGCAAAACGTTTAACCCAAGTTTGGATTTATCTTTAAAATTAGATATTTGAAGAAAATAAACTGGCAGGCACGTTGAACATGGAAACGTGCTTTTCGGGGATCAGCCTAGCCAGTGTTCGCCTGAATTTCAGGCATAAAAAAACCTGCCACTAAGGACAGGTTCGTGTAAAAGTTAAATTCGTTAATTGACGCGATAATTTATTGAAATGTTGTACTGCAAAAAATCCCCATTACTGCCGAGATTCTGCACTTGACCTTGCAGTACTTCTAACTGACCGATCTGAAAATATTCAAAGTGGCTTAGCCAAGCATCTGCAAGTTGTGTGATAGCTACTTCATGAGTGTTTAGGCGGGCCATGGAGTTAATTGAGATAATCCCAGTTCGGCGTGTACAAGGTTCATCTCCAATACCAGCAATCAATGACTGTCCCCATAAAATATTAATGTCACACCAAAGACCATCAATTGGTACTGTGAAATCTTTATTTGGATATTTAATCCGACTTTGAGCTATTCCAGTAAATGCCATTGCTCGAGTGATTATGGCTTGTCGTGCTTGATCTAAAGTCATTGCCATTTTAACCACCGTATTTTTGAGCAATATAGTTAAAGGTTAAGCCGTAGACACCTTGAGGTGCTTGTTGTGAAAACCCATTGATACTTTTAATAACGTATCTTTTAGCCTTTTTGTC